TGGAACGGCTGTGTTCTTTCTTCGTACTTAAATCCTAAAAGATCTAAACCTTTTATGTATCCATCTTCCCATTCTTTACGAGAAGATTTATAATTCATGTAATTTGTAAAAAGTTCTGAACCTAGTCTACCTAAAATATCTTCTGGTAAAATATCAGCTAGATTATCGAAATGTGAATCTGTTCCTGGTTGATTAATTTTGTTTGGCTCAAAGTTTACATCTACTGAACCATCTTCATTCTGTTGTATATCTACGCCTTCGCCACCTTGTGACTCTGCAACTTTTTCTTCTGCTAGAGCGACTTCTTCTTCACTAGGCGTTGTTACGCTTGTCTCTACTACGTTTGGTAGAGCTTTGTCTATTGTTGACATTCTTTTTCTCCGAGTTCTTTACTACTATAATCTTTTTTCCAGGCACATTCAACCCTTGTGGAGTAGGCCCTCTTTTTGGGGGTGGTCCCCCTCCTGGAATCAATTTAACCATTATTCGTTTAATAAGTTATATCCTTGTATACCTAAAGATAGACCAAGTCCAACTATACCTGCTCTAGATAATAATCTAAGACCTACTTTACCTAATCCTAGACTAGCGGCCTTTCTAACAACCGAAGGAAGTCCTCTTGTAAATTTTGGTGTTGATTCTGAAAATGCAGGATACAAATAGTTAAGTGGATCTGTTGCAATATCTGCTACAGAATCTCCTTCTGAAATTTGACCAGCAATATCCATAGCTGCTAATGGAGCTAAAAGTCCTGGTGATGCAGCTACCCCTAAACCACGTCCTAAAGTTCTAAATCCTGTTTTAACTACTCCCGGTCTTTTTTGTTCAATACCAAATCCTCTTGCTTTACTAGCTTTAATTGTTTTTGGTGCAGTTGCAATTGTCGACCCTGCAACAAGTGCACCTGCTATAGGTAATTGATAATCTAAAATATCTGGTCTTGGCATTTCTGTTGTTATTGGATCAGTTGCCATTTCAACCAACAGACTTTTTTGTTGATCTTCGTTTGATAAATAAGTTGATGGATCATCGTTTCTAAATTCTTTTACTAAAGCTGAACCAACTCCTCCTACAACACCTGCTGCAGTAAACGATTTAACACCGGGTGATTTTAAAAAATTTAAAAAACCTGTAGCAACAGGTTTAATTCTATTTACTCCACCTGTTGATTCTAAATTTTGAATTTTAGTTGCTGTCCCTACTGGATCTTCATCTAAAGCAAGTTGCATTTGTACACCACAGCCTTGACCTCCTGAAGCTAATCCTGCTCGACCAAATATTCTACAAATTTTATTTGTATCTTTTTTTGCAAACTCTACTAACTTCTGTGAGCTTTTAATCATTTTACTAGCAGATTCTTTTCCTAAAACTTCTTCTAAATCTGCAGTAAGAGCACCACTAGCAAGAGTTCTTTTTATCTGTCCACCTAATGGTAAATTTTTTTCTAATGATCTTGCAATATTAAATTCTGGATCAAGTAATTTTGGTGCACCATAGTCTTTAACTTTGATTATACCTTTTTCATTAATTGTAAAATCTCCAGCTAAATCTCCAAGTAATGTTTGATTTATGTTTTTTAATTTTTCAACCTTTGCTATGTTTGCTTGAACATCTTCTCCTCGCATAATAGCATTTTGTAAAACATTTAATCGTCTATCTAAAAATTGACCTTTAAACTGATTAACATCACCGACAATAGGATTTGTTCTAATTGCTCCTGAAATATCTCCGCTTCTTTCTAAGGCTGCAAATGAAATTGGATGATCAAATTGAAAAGCTGCTTTACCTGGTCCTTTGCCTCCAATTTTAACACCGCCTTCTGTTAAAGTTTTTTGTACTTCAGATCTAATTTTACCATAAGCCTGTAATTTATCTAAAGCTCTTTTTCTAAGCGTAGGCTTATCTTTGTAAAAATCTTTAATCGTTGTAGAAAAATCCCTACCAACTTTATTTGGAAACAAATTGTAAATTGTTTTTAACGCTGGAGGTAATTCTTCAGAAGAAAATTTTTGTATATTTTTTAATTGAAACTCTCCGATTGTTTCTTTTCTAGCTTCTCTAAGTAATCGTAAAGTTCCATTACGATGAGCTTGCACAGCCGCTTTAACTATTTGTCCATTACTTACTGGTCCCTCTGCTAGTTTACGAACACCACTAAACAATTCTTGTTCTGTAATTGTAGGATCTTTTTTTATAACATCAAGCACATTAGTAACTAGAGGATTACCTGTTACTGCTTTTTGAGCTGCTTTAGTAATTGTTTTTTGTTTACCTGCTTGAATATTTTTAAAATCAAAATTTTTAATTTTATTTAATTCTGATTTAGGTATTTTTAATTGATCAAAAAAATTTTTATATAGCTCGCCTGTTCCGGTTCCTCCAGGAGGAACAGGAGCTTTTCCTTTTGCATACTGAGTTAATCTTCTCCATATTCTTCCCTCTCTATTATCAAACTCACTTGTTTTCTTTCCAAGCTTTAGACCTGCAGCTCTAGATTTTACTCTAGATGGCATAGTGTTGAAACTTTCAAAATCTCCGCCACCTTTTCTCCACTCATCTAAACTTTTTAAAAAAGCTATTAATGTTGGAATATCTTTTTTAGGAAACCTTGTTGGTAATGTGTATGTTTTACCTTTGTAAGTAAAAGTTTGTTCAAAACCCCCTGCTGCTAATCTTTCTGCTCTTTTCTTTGCATAAAATCTTTTTTGCGCTTCAGTTCGTGCCATTAGACCTCCAAGATCTTAGCTAGACCACCTTCTTTCATACCAACATCGATACCTAATCTCTGTTGAATCTTCATTATCTCATCTGGAAAGTCTCGAGGATTTTTTAGTGCTTGGTTTAATATTTTAAAGTATTCTGTTTTTTCTCTACCAACTAAACTTGGATCCATAGCAATCTCTCTAAATAATTTACTTACCATAGGTCCAGTAATTCCAAACTCTTCTGCAGCAGCAAAACCTTCACCGACTCCTCGTTCTATTGCTTCTTTTCGTTTAGCTAGTCCTAATGCTTTACCAACCAGTTTACCTCTAAAGAACGGTACACGTCCACCATCTGCAAATTCAAAATCTTCAATGTCTACTGTTGTTGGATCAAACTTCCTATCTGTAATTGTTCTACCAGCTGAATCTCTGACACTAACTAATCGTTCTGCAAAGAGTTGTATATCATCGGGTGTGTCTAATCTTGCAACAGCTGTTGCTACACGTGGTCCGAAATATTTTTGTACTAATAAAAACGGATCACCTAGTGCACCGCCACCACCTTCAGTCATAGCTTTAAAATCAGCTTTTGTCATCGCTGATGCTAATGTTGGTCCACCTGGAAAATTTGGATCTTCTAAATCTTTTATTCTATTTAAAAATTCTCTAGCGTTAGCTCTAACAACCGGCTGAGCACTTTCTGACACGCCAGCATTTAAATAAATTTTGTTAACGACATCATTTAAAATTAATTCTTTATTCTTTACTCCTCTTAATAATTCTAATCCTTCACCTGATGGTAGTATGGTTTCACGTGGATCAATACCTTCTAGATCAGGGTCTTGTAAAAATTTATTTTTCGTAGGATCATTTAAACCTAAATCATCTGCTCGTTTTGCAATATCATCTTGCATGATACCTTTCATGACAGGTTTACTTGTTGGCTGTCCTGCCTCGAATCTTTTAATTAATTCTGAATCTCTTAAAGACTCTAACCCTTCTTTGTTCAGTCCCCCGGTCCCTGTTCTAAGATCGGTGATGTTTGCGGGTCCTGGCGGAGGCATATAAAAATCTTTCATCGTCTTCATGTTAGAAATTAATTTATTGGCTTGAACATCGTTTAATTTACCAGCCGTTAAAAAACCCATCGCTGAGTCTAATTCTGATACGGCTTTAGATTGTGATAAGAAACCTAATGCTTCAGGATTAATATCGCCATCAACCATTTGTACTGGCGATTTACCTTTACCTAAAAAATTAACATTGGTTCTGGTACCAAGGACCTTGGAAAGATTGCCACCTAAACTTTTATAAAGTTGTAATGCTATATCTGTTAATGCTTTACTAGCCATAATATTCTACACGTTTCTTTGGGATCGGTTCATCTTTTGCATCCTCCGGGTGTCGAATCAATCCACCTTGTCGTATTCTCATTAGTGCTTGTGTCATGGAGTCGACATAGTCATCGTGATCTCCATGCGGAAACGCTGCACACTCTTCCACAACTTCTTGGGCAAAATGTTCATGCAACGGGGCCCAAACTTTGCCGGATTCAAAAAGTGGCGAAACTGAGTTTACCCTTGCATGTTTATCATTTCCTTTGCTCGGTGTAAAGTTGACAACTGGAATTCCCATACGTCTTAACTCGGCTGTCAGGGGTATCCCTGATGCCTTGGCCTCGATCAAAGTCATATCAGGCCTCCACCATAAATACTCTTGATGTGCCATTCTACGAAGTTCGGGGAACTCGTACCTGTCTTTAAACGCCGATAATAGTATAATATTATCTCCATTATCTTCTGTCTCAAAGACTCCCCACGTTGTTATGGCCGAAAAGTCAGCAGATTCTTTTTTAAGAAAAGCAGTATCGTAAGATTGAATCTTGTATTTTATTTGTGGTGGATCTTTGTGTGTCCAGTCTCTCCACCAGTCTCTTTTGATAATTGCACCCTCTTCTGCTGTTGGTTGCTGCATATACTGAGCATTCCAATTTGTTACAGGTATAGATGCTTTTGTTTTTTCTAATTCTTCCTTGGTCCAGTATTCAGGCCAAACTGGTTTGCCACTTGGTAGTATGGCAGGTAGTTCTACGATATCCCATTGGTCAGAGTCTTCCTCTCCCTGAGCCTTGATTAATTGTCCAGTGAGATCTTTTGTAGACCAACGAGTCATTACACAAACGATACGACCTCCTGG